AAGGGGGAACACAATGTATAACGGACACACCATGACAAAAGAGGAATTCATCATTCTGAACAGGAAGTATGGCATGAAAGAGGAATATGCCGCCCGCATTTGGGATGCCCGCCCTGCTTGGTTTCCCTTGGAAGATGTTTCTGAGGAAATGATTGCGGACATTAATCCCAAATACTTAGCCCAGTTTCCTGAAAGACGAGCCTAATCAAATGCCCAAACTTGACTCGTTGGTCAAGCAAGGGCAAATAAAATAAAAAGGGGGTGAATATGGATGACAAAGTTTGGGTTTGTATTAAATGCCATACTGTCCATGATGGCAAATTAAACGCCTGTCCCAAATGTGGATGTCAGTACAGTTTGAAAATAAAATAAGGAGAGTCCAATGCTTACAATTTGCAAATGTGGTGAAACATGGTACATAGGTGAGCCAAAAGACTTCCGTTCCAAAAAAGAACACGGCAAGGAACTTGACCGACACATGGCTCACATCCAAGAGCATCTCAAGAAATGCACTTACCGACAGCCAAAGGGTAGCTAAGATGAAACCAATAGAACAACTCAAACAAGAATGTCCAGAACTCTACCGACTCATACTCGCCATTAAATATCATAAGCCAAGAATGACAAGAAAGGAGAAACAAAAGTGGATGGACATGAATTCAAAGGTAAGCTATGGCAAATAAATAAACACAACTGCCCTGAAGAACTGCATCACCTGTTTGAAGAGCCGTTTACCAAATCTCAATTTGAAGCTAAAATACTTCAAACCCATGCAAGTATTAGCTTCGGCGATGCAATCAAGGCACGTTGGATAAGGAAGGTAAAGGCTTGGATACCAAACGAAAACTTGACGCATACTTTTGTGGAACAGACGAAGCCAAGTTTGCCCACCGTAGAGATTTGAAGCCTAAGCCTTACTTAGTCAATATAACTTGCAAGATAGACACATACCAAATCGAAGCCCATTGGAAGCCAACAGGTGCTTTAATTATTCTTAAGTTAGGTAAAGAACAAGTTGGCAAACTTTACCTAGCCAATCCCAAACAGGATGAGTTTCAGCGTGAGCTTGAAAGGCTCAAGAATATAATTAAAGGAGTAGACAATGGTAAATAGTCATTGTAAACGGCGTGGAACATTGTGTCAGCAAAGGGAATGTGATTATTGTTTGCTGATGAATGAGCCTTGCCCTGACTTCGACTTGATTGCAGAGCCGCTTGACGAGCAATCAAGGGCAGCCCTGAACAGGCAGATAGTCAAGGCAGGGTATGGGGATGAAGAACTAGAGAGGATTTTCCAAACTGACTCAAGGAAACTATCAACCCATATAACCTACGGAGACTTGCCTCAACTAAGTTTGTATGAACTAAACCAACATCGCAAGTCTGAACTGCCTATCACTGGTCAGCCAATTAGCATAAGTTTTGATTAAAGGAGAGAAACAAATGAAGAACTCAGAAATTCCCACTTGCCATGAATGTGGCAAACCCATTACTGAAGCCTCTGTACAAAAGCCTGAATATACAACTGCCCGAATAAATTGGAACTCCCACACCATATATGAGCATGGGGACTATGATTACGGAGACGCCACTTATACTTGTGCCAATTGTGGTTCAAGTATAGAACACGAATTGTTTGACACTGACATTCAGTGGGATTGGATGTAACCCAAACAATCTTTACGTATAAATTAATAATACGTAAAGGCACACACGAACTTGACACCCGATGTTCGGGGTGAGATACTGAAAGTGCGAAGGGGAAATTCGTTCACGTATTATAATATAAAGGAGAGGCACATGAAAACAATATACTATCCCATAGTAAACAAACGTACAGCTACCAAAGCATTTAATTGTTCTTCCTGCCAAACGCTAGTAAGCAAGGGTGAGACTTACTATAAGACTCATCATGGTCGATATTGCTCTGCTTGTTTGGCTGTCGCAACTGAAGAAAATAACCACAAGGGGGTGGTTCAAACTGAAACTAACTAAAGAGAAAGCCATCGATATAGCCATAGACCTATGGACTTACCTTGCAGAGACAGGGGGGGATGAAGTATCCAAAGCCGAGTGGCTTACCAATAATGGATACCTTGACTTTGATTGTGACTGTTCCCTCTGTGAATATGATGTCCTCTATGGCAACGGAACTTGCCACAACTGTCCTCTATGGCAACGGTTTACCTATTGCTCAAGTCTTTCGAGTTTTTCTCGATGGTTAAGAGCCAAAACAGCTGACGCCCGAAAGAAATACGCCAAACGATTTTTGGTAATAATAAAAGAATTAAAGGAGAAATAAAATGGCTTGGAAAGTAAAAGACGATGAAGTAAAGTATGTCCTTCTTGACAATGAAAATCAGTCACTCCATGTAAACTACTCTGCTCAGGAAGTCAAGGAAGTCCTGTCCGAGTTAATGGATGAAGAAGGAACGGATGACGTAGATGACATCAGCTACGAACTTTACAAAATTGGAAACGGTAGACTGGAACCCGCAAGGGTGGAAGTAACAGCAAAGAAAGTCGAATTCGAGATTACCTAGTATAGAGTGTTGGTCGGCTCTAGTAAAATTAAAATTAAAGGAGAAAATCAAACTATGTGGACTTCTGGTTCAAGAAATATAATTCATACCCCTAGAGGGGATTATGTCTGTGTTACAGACGACATCGAGACTGAAGCCTATGCAGCTGCAAGGTTTGCGGGCATCAGGGACTTCAATTTCAGGATTAACGGCAAATACTACAACAACCCATCAGAGCTGCCTACCAAATCTATTTCGGCTCTGTGCCAATCCATGACAATTGAGTCCGTAGATGTCAGTCCCTTCGATACCGCTGGAAAGCATCCAGCTTTCCATAACTAAACCATAGCCCGTTGTTACTCCTTGTTTCTGGGGGCAGCCTTGACGACCAAAGGTTGCCCCTAAGAAGCTAGGGGAACAGAATAAAAACAAAGGAGAGACAGTAGATGTACTTCGATACAAAAGAAGAAGCCCAAGCTGCTGGAATTACACGCTTCAGACACTACCCAACAGGGGAAGAAGTTATAGTTGGAGACCGAGTTGCCTTTATTGGCAGCGGTTATGAGTCCTATGGCTTAGCCAATGGAGACGTTGGGCTTGTCATAGGCTACTCTGACCAGTACCCAATGATAGATTGGCAGAAGCCTTTGGTTGGTGCCAATGGCAGCTACATGGGAACTAACTATGAGCATCGTCTCAATGATAGGTCTGGTTATACATTTGACCTAAACCATCTAAAGTTTCTGGAACGTGGCAAAATTCCAACAGAGGAAGAAAAATTAGACCTGTTTGTGGAGACAGTAGACAAAGCTCCACGAACCTTAATCGTTGATGGCAAAGTTTACAAACTTGAACTAGCCGCCAATGCACCAGCTATGGAAGTCAAGCGTCAATTACTTGACTCTATGGCTACTCGTATTCGGACAATTCGTAGTCAAGCCAATGCCGAAATTGACAAGATGAGAACCAAACTTGATAAGCAACAACTCATGCCCGCAATAACAGTCAATGATGCGGCAACCTTTGACATCCACTTAAACGTAACCAATGGCTACGTAGCCTATCTTATGCCCTTTCATTATACCCCAAAGTACATTGTTACAAGGGACTCGGAAGGTCGGATACCAGATAGGGAAATCAAAGCTGAAACGCAGAAAGCACTTAAACGTGATGTTTTTGTAAATCTCTTAACTAAGGCTGGCAAAGTTGTTGAAGCTGGCTTGTATGAACGTCTGCCCAACGGCAGCATCACAGGTTTCTACCACTATCATGGCGGCGGACACGATTGCTTAGGAAGCATGGGTGCTTTCCGTACAATGAAAGCGGAGACACTAGCCGATGTAATAAGTTTTAGAGCAGAGATGGAGAAAATGATGGAGATTGTCAATTACAAATCGCTTCTCCATAGAAATCCGGGCGGTGATTTTCCAGATTCAGAACAACTATTGCGTGACTCGAAGCCTCTAAAGCAGGAAGTCGCATGGTCTGCAAGCCCAAAAGAGCTAAAAGTGGGAGACTTAGTTGAAATCATAGAACCCATAGATAGTTTCCCACCCCATATGGTAGGAACTATCGGTAGAGTCGTTAATAGCACTAGGGGGGGTGAGTACAATTATGGTATTGAGTTCGCCGTCAATTTTGGTGGACACGATTGCGATGGCAAGTGTCGTCATGGTTACGGATACAACTTCCCTGACAGATGTCTGTTGCTAGCCAGAGAAGGTGCGGTCAATCCTTTCACTAACCCAACTCCAGCTGACACAGGAGAGCCTAGAATGGTTCCGCCAGCCACTACTGACCGACCAGCTGCACCCTTTGGTAGCGGCGGTATTCGTTTATCTGGGGCAGCTAGTGTGCTGGAAACTATAGCAGCTCAACAGCAGAGAACACCTGAAAACTGCCCAGCTAATGAAAGAGGAGAGAAGTTCCCTGCTTATGGCTACGAACTACTCCAATGCACTCGATGTGGTAGAAATTGGGGAGACCATCACGATTGGCTCTGTGAAGACCAATACCAAGCATGGATGCAGGAAGGGCGTGTGATACAAAATACAGACACTTCTCCTACAGCTTCTGGCATCTTTACTTTCAGCCCATCTCCAATCCAACCTCAATCCGCTGGAATAGACGGTTGGACAACAACCTTTACAACTTCAACAGGGGGTGGAACAATTGTTTAGACTATTGAACAATCAAACAACGGAAGAACGGTTACGCCTTTACACTAGACAGCAACCAATAGGGTTGCTATTCCCATCAGGGGCAATCGTTGTAGGCTGCGGCGGAACAGGAATGTGGACAGCATTTCTTTTAGCCATGTCGGGCGTTGAAAGTTTAATGTTAATGGATGGCGACCATCTTGAGGAAAGCAATCGAAACAGGCTGCCCTACAAACCAGAGGATGTAGGTCTGCCCAAAACAGTAGCCCTTAGACAGATTATCCAATCAATTAGACCTGAATGTTCCATTGACACCGATGGAATAGCCGATACCTTTACTTTAGCTTTGATAGACACTAGAAAGTTCTGTGTCTTGTTTGACTGTACTGACAACATTAGAACTCAACGCTTCCTCAATCAATGGTGTAAGGACAATGATGTTGAGTACATTCGGGCAGGATACAACGGACTTCACATGACAGTCGGTATTCCACCACCTGCTTGGACAACTGACGATGCAGAACATACAGGTTATGACATTATACCAAGCTGGGTGATTCCAGCAATTATACCAGCGGCTTTAGCAGTAGCTAAGGCTTGCTTGTATCCTGACTTGACTTTCTCTGGAGAGTTAGGTACAATCACATCAGGTACCCAAAGATTAATGACACATGAAGAAAAAATAGAGGAGAAAGAAAATGTGGAAAGACAACGAGAACGAGACGAGTGGGAAGAAGAAAGAGAAGATTGCTCAGAGTCAGCTACACATGAAGATTGCAACAGCTGTGAGCATTCCAACGACTGCCCATTCAGACACGAAGAATGAAAACAAAGAGGACACACCCAAAGAGGTGGACACACAAGAACCAAACTTAGCAGAGACGTCAGAGCCAAAGGTTAAGAAGATTGAAATCAAACCAGACGAGCTAAAGCAACCATCTACTTGCTGGACTACCAGACTTAAAGTAATAGACAAGTGTGAAATTGGCAAGGATGAGGATGTCTACATTGGGATGAACAGCGATGTCCATTCCAAGATTGATGCCCTAACCCTTGAGATGGAAGGTTGCGAGTGGCTTGGTTATCTAGTTGGCTTTGAGGCAGATGGAAACTACGTCATTGAGGACATCATTATTCCAGAACAAACAGTCGCCTCAGCCAGCGTCAATGTAGACAATCCACACATCGTGGATGATAACATCATTGGCACAGTCCATAGCCATCATAGAATGGGTTCGTTCCATAGTGGAACGGATAACGAATACTTAGTCGGCAACTATCCAGTTTGCCTTGTCTACTCAAACACAGGCAAGTATGCTTGCAAAGTTCGTAGACAACTTCCTTGTGGACATTACTTTGTCAAAGAGTGTGAAGTTACAATCGAGTACCCTGAAGCAGAGGATGTTGTTGCTTTTGTTAAGGAAGCCAAGACTAAATTCACTCAACGAACTTATGGTAACAGAGATTACAGTCGTAACGTCTATCAAAGGGATGTCTACCAACAATCCAATCGCTTCTGTACAAAATGTCGGAAGTGGGTTGTCTATGGAGAAGGCTGTTACGATGACCAAAAGCAGCTGTTTCATGATGAGTGTCTCGATACCTTGCATACTGCAATGTGGGAAGTCCCAGATGCATACAATTACGGTTGCTGTTAGAGAGTAGTTATTCTACACTATATACTCTACTACGTAGAGTATATAGTGTAGGGACAACTGCTCTCGTCACTTAAACTTTGCGTCGCCCTTAGCTAAGGCGATGTAACCTCCAACATGGGGCGGCGAGTTTTCCTTTGTTGTGCCTCCAGCAAAGGTTTGTAGTCGCCCCGAATTATCTTGAAAGGACTAGACTATGAAAGTATATGTAGACAGCAGTACCAAAGAAAGCTGTTTCGTATTGCTCAATGGACACTCCCAACAAGTATTCATTGAGGAGTACGAAACCAAAGAGACAAACAATTCTGGTGAGTACAAAGCGGTTATCCGTGCCCTGACGTATTTGAAGGAGAACGGAATGACCGACTTTATCATTTTTACGGACTCCAAACTTGTAGTCCAACAAACCAAAGGCTTCAATAAATGTTACAGTCCAACCCTAGCACCTTTACGTGATGAGACACGCCGTTTATTAGGGGCAGACCATATCATGTTCAAGAACCTGCGTATTGAATGGGTTCCAAGAGAACAAAACCTAGCTGGAATAATTTTAGAGCATAGGAGTTAAGTATGCACTACACACTACATAACATACCCGAAATATTAGAAATACATAAAGACCATGACCACACTTACATGGACTCAACAGGGGCAACCAATTATGAATGTACAGTCTATGAGCTAGTGAAGTCAGGAAGTACTAATCAACAAATATTAGTCGCTCTCAATGAGGACAGGGGGTTTATGACAAGAAGGAGAACCCAACAGTGAAAGATGGATTATGGGTTACAATAGATGGGCAAGATACCTTTGTCCATTACTCTGACCTTGAAGAAGAACTCATGCCCCAAGTACTACGCCCAATCGGGGGCTTTGTTTACCAAGCTGATGCCTTTCGGCACATGAACCTGCCCAGAGTCCCATTCTACATTGAGGATTGGCTGCCCAAACAAGGCAAGATGTTGCTTTATGGTGAAGCCAAATCTGGCAAAAGCTATCTGTCAATGCAAATTGCTCGGTGTTTGGGGCAGGGTGAACCGTTCATGGGACTGATAACCCAACCTTGCCGCTCGCTCTATACCCAATTTGAACTCGGTGAAGCTGTCCTCATGGACAGGATAAACCAAACCAACAAGGACTACGAGAACGTCTACGTTGGAACTCGGCTGGGCATGAAGCTCGATACCCAATCAGGGCAGTCCGATCTACGCCGTGCTATTGAAGCAGTAGAACCCAATGTCCTCATTCTTGACCCACTTTACAAAGCTATCAGGGGAGATGAAAATGAGGCGTCCGATGTCATGGCTGTCCTAGATTTCTTGGATCAAATGATTGAGGGCTACGAGTGTTCAATAATTCTTGTCCACCATGCTGGCAAAGACCTGACCAAAAGAGGTCGTGGCTCCTCAGTCCTTGAAGATTGGGTGGACAGCTATGTCCAAATTAGAAAGATTAAATCCCAATCTCACGAGTTGATCATTAAGATTGAGCCCCAATTCATGCGTCATGCAAGTCTGCCCGATGAACCCATCACAGCACGCCTTGTCAACTACGAATTTGTACCAGAGGGAGTCCAATCAGTGACTTCAAAAGTTCTTGACTACTTCAAGAGCAACGCTGACAAGGAGATCGAGCCACATGAATTGCTCGATGCCAAATTAGGGTCTAACACAGCCGTTTATAAGTCCCTACGTGAGCTTCAACAGGCAGAGCTAATTGAACGCTTGGATTGGGGCAAATATAAATTAAAGGGGGGTGAGGACTTGACAAAACCATAATCGATGTGTATAATGAACTTAGAGATTATATAAAAGGAGTTTAGTATGGCATTTGTAACTTCATCTAAGGAAGCCTCTCGCGGTGGGTTTTCCAACATCAAGACAATCAAGGGAACCGTAGTAAAGATTGACGAGGTTGCCGCTCCCCCAACATGGCAGACAACCAAGTCCCAAATCAAGATTTGGCTAGAGAATGCCCAAATCATTGATAAGTTTGACCCCGACGATGAGTTCGAACTGAAAGAGGGTAAGTTTGAATTCCAGTATCCCTATGCAGAACCGGGAAAGAAACCCTCGGCAATCGGTCCGTACATGAGATGTCTTATCATGCCCCTAGAGAAAGCCGGCAAGAAACTTGAGGACTTGCTTCATCAGGAAGTGACGTTCACCAAGAAAGAAATGGAAGCTGGCTTCGATCAGAAAGACAAAGATACCGGTGCCAAAACCAAAGTAACCTATACCCAATACTTCGTTCCTGTAGAAGATGAGGGCGTTGCTAACGTCAATACTCTAGCCTACATCAAAGCCGGCGTCAAAGACAAGAATGTCAAGCAAGCACTCCGCTGGTTGATTACAGACACCAGAGCCCATTCAATGCCTGAGTTTAAGGATGCCCTGAACGCTGGCACATTGGCTGGTATGCTCGGTCTAACCTTAGTGAACGATGTATTTGTGGAGCAGCCTAGTGCTTAGGTTGGTTTTAGTTCGTTTCAAAGATACCACTACCCATGACCACTGGACAGCCGTGGACATAGTAAAGAGCTCGATGGAGTGCATTGACTGTAAAGCTGTAGGCTGGATTATGGAAGAGACTGTAGATACAATCAAGCTAGCCAGCTTAATGGACTCCCAAGAAAATGTTTCAGGCACAACTATTCTAGTGCCTAAAGGTGGGTGCATAATTGAAGATATCTCCATCCCCGGAGTTCAAAACAACAATTCTCCAAAGAATCCATGACCGAGAGTTTAAAGAAAGGACTGGTGTCCACTGTTCAGACCTACTCTATTGTCTGAATAAACAAGCTCTTCGGAGACTCAATCCCCAACCTGCCCTAGAGCATGAGACCTTGACCTATAGTATCGGCTGGTCTACCCAACGATGGCTAACAGGACAAGATCGAGATGCAGAAGAAAAGGAAGTCGATGGGATTATCGTAACCTGTGACGAGCTTATCCAAGGGGAGCCTTGGGAACTAAAAGCCACGTTCACATCTAAGGACAAACCCATTGACGAGAACGACTCATGGCTTCGGCAGATCATGGCTCAATGCTACGTGCAGGGCACGACCAAAGCATACCTAACTCGCCTTGAATTGATGGGCAACTGGAAGTCTGTGTTCGGCAAGAAAGAAGAGAAAGACCTGCCTGAAAACAGAAAGCCTACTCTATCAGCTTGGCGTCTGGAGTTTACCGATGAAGAACTCAGGGACAATTGGCTCTGGCTAAAACGCCGAGCAAGTTTGTTCCGAGAGCTTCTCCAACGGCAGAACTTATTATCTCCCAATGCGGCTTTGCCACCTAATCACGAGTGGGAATGCAAGGGATGCCCCCCAGCTTTCAGAAAGGTGTGCAAAAATGAGTGAAGTGATCCTACCTGTTGTTGTTATTGTAGCGTTTCTAGTCATATTTAAGATCATTAGGGAGAGACCATGGAAAAGAAAGTAGAACATCCCTTCGTATCCTGTTCAATCTCAGCACCGCCCAAGTCAGGAAAGACCTATCTAGCTTGCACTTTCCCTGAGCCAATCAAGCTCTACTCGTTTGAGCATGGGGCAAAGTTCGTGGTAGAGAAGTGTTTCCCGGGCAAGAAGATTGACATTCAGGAGTTCAAGTTACCAATCATTGATTCTGATAGCCCTGCCCCATATGCTGAAAAGATATGGGAAGAGTTTCAGAAACAGTTCAAGGAAGATGCTTACAGCGGTAAGTATCAAACCCTTATCGTTGACACAGCCACACATCTTTGGGCAGTCCTACGTCAGGCTATCACTGAAGCCAAGAACCGAAAACGCTTGACCGAAGTTGAGTATGCCCTGCCCAATCTTAAGATGGGCTCAATCTACACCCATGCTTACGAAGCTGGTGTCAACTTTGTTGTCATCAACTATCTTCGGGACAAGTATGTTAAGGGTGAGAACACAGGTGAACTAGAGTTGAACGGTTGGAGCCAAACGGAAGGCTTGGTTGACGTTGTCATTGAAATGAAGCGTGAAACTAAGGGGGGCAGAACCCAAATGACTGCCCTCATCAAAGACAACCGCTTTGACCGTGACCAAAACGGCAAGTCCTTTATTGACACATCATATGATGAGCTTATGTTAGTCTTAGGAGTCTAAAATGACCAGCGACCAGACCAAACTGCCAATCGAAATGCAAATGCTGAAAATTCTACTAGAGATGTCAGAGAACTTGGAGCGTATCGCCGATGCTCTGGACAAACTAGAGTACGACGTGGCCCATGGAGATGTGCATTTCAATGAATGAAGAACTGGATCGCATTGCCCAAGAGATTAGGGCGTGCCAGCGGTGTCCATTGCGTGCAGGGGCTACCCAACCAGTGCCCGGATTTGGGCCAGATCAGGTTAGATACGTGCTAATTGGTGAAGCTCCCGGCAAACAAGAGGACGAAGCTGGCATCCCATTCGTTGGGGCAGCTGGACGAAGATTAGATAAGCTCATGGACTTAGCCCAAATGGATATGAACACAGTTTACCTGACCAATGTCTGCCGTTGCAGACCACCCGACAATAGAGTACCGAAGAAGAAAGAGATCAACGCATGCAAACCCTTTTTGTTCCGCGAGTTGCGGATACTTAAACCAGAATACATAATCACGCTAGGTCGAACGCCACTAGGATTGTTTTCAACCAGTGGTGTAAACCAAATGCATGGGACAATGATCGATGTGGAGATACCAGAATGAGAATAGAGCACGCCTTAACTTATTCCATAGACGGAGACGTTATTCTAAGATTAGAATTTCCAGAGAGTGCTTACTTTGCAGCAGGAGACTCAATAACCATTATTCTTCTGCCAGAGGTATCCGTTGTCGATTATACCCAATTTCCGACCAATGCTGAAAGAGAGAGACGAAATCGTGCCAATCAAATGCAAGCTTATAGCCCAATACCATCCGGCGGCGGCTCTACACAACCCGAGACTCTGGGCGACTTTGCTAGAAGACTGGGAGCATCTGCCGGAACACGTATCAGCAGATTTCCAAGTGCTCAAGGAGAAGGATTTGCCGACATCTACGACTCCCCCAATGTCGTTGGATACGGAGACAGATCAAGCGGGGTCGGTAGGTACATGGTCAGTCGCTTTTCGGAACGAGTCCGGGACACTTTGCGTAGTGCCATTCAATGGGGACAGACACTTGACTTTCCCGGGCACCATCGTAATGCACAACGCGAAGTACGACTTGAGGGAATTGAGGAAAACCCATATCAAAGTCTCGCCGAACATGGTTCACGACACAATGATCATGGCGTACTCCCTTGGGCTGGGGAAGCAAGGAGTCAAGGACAGCTCTAAAAATGACGATGGCGGCAAGATGACCGGCGGACTTGGACTAAAGTACCTTGCTCGCCGCCAGCTTGGTATGACCATGCTAACCTATAACGACGTCAAGGACTGCCCTGAACTTATACCAGAGTACAACGCCCGAGACTCCGTGGCAACTTACTTGCTGTTCGAGAAGTGGATTGATCAAATGCCTGAGTTTTATTATCGTATCGACCGCCCCCTATTGGATGTCTGTATGTCCATGGAAGATAGGGGCATGCTCATTGATGTTGATTACCTCACTGAGTTTGCGGGTGAGCTAGATAAAAGACTTAAGGAATTTGATCTGCCCTTAAACCCAAATGCTCCGCAGCAAGTACAATCCTATGTATACGGAGCCTTGGGCGTTGAGCCGTGGAAGTTCACAGACTCAGGTGCCCCAAGTGTGGATGACGACGTTTTGGAAGTGCTACATGATCCACTCATCGATAAAATTCTTGAGTACAAGGCCATTTTCAAGGAGAAAGGAACCTATGTTGACAACTACGTCAGAGCGATGGACGAAGAACATAGAATACACCCGGAGTTTAAGCAAACGTCGACTTCCACTGCGAGGTTATCCTGTGCTCGTCCCAATCTCCAGAATGTCTTTAAACGTGACGATAGAGTTAGGGTTCGTCAGCTATTCATTGCTCCAGAGGGTCAAAGCATTGTTCGCATGGACTATAACCAGCTGGACTATAGGGCTTTGGCTGCTCTCACCAAGGACGACGTTCTTATCCAAGCTCTGGCAGCGAATAAAAAGATCCACCAAGTCACGGCAGACGAGCTAGGTATAAGCTACGACGACGCTAAGACCACCAACTTTGCCCTCTTATTTGGGGCAGAAGCATGGACAATTAGTCAGTCGTTACACATTACAATTGAACAAGCCAAGGATTTCATGAAGCACTACTTCGAAAGATTCCCGGGAATCAAACGGTTCCGAGATATGATGACCGCTCAGTTGAAAGAGACCAAGCGAGTCGTCGGGTACTATGGCAGGGAAAGACGGATAGATGCAATGTTCGTGGAGAACTGGCGAGTTCAGCAAGAAGGACTCAAAGAGGGCGTCAACTGGCCTGTCCAGAACCTTGAAGCAGAGGTTGTCAAGCTAGGTATGAATGACTTACACTACCGACATGCTGCCCCAATGGTCTGCCAGATCCATGATGAACTCTTGTTTGAAGTTCCAACCACCCAAGCTCAAGAGTTTGGTCACTGGTTGTTAGAATACGTACCCACAATAGTAGGAGAAATAAATGGAGTCTCGTTTCCAGTAGAAGTTGGTATTGGAAAGAACTGGTACGAGGCCATGCAAAAGGAGAATGCAATCAAATGAACCGCGTCGAAATTATCAACGACAATTATCCTAAGACTAGCGCTAAGAGACTAGTGGAGAGCAGCACGACAACTAAGATATCTGCTTTCAAAGACCACGTCAAAATCTATACCCGAGACCACTGTATCAAGCTGCCGGCTATTACAATCATAGCGGCTAACAAAGCTTTACAGGCTAAGGAGAATGATTAGTGAAGCGCATTCAACCAGAAGGTAGTGAGTGGGACGACTTTGTTCGAGAATGGAACAAGAGAGACCACATAGGTAAAGTAAACATGGCTAGACTTTATGGTGTCTCATATGACCTAGCCAAGCACTGGATATCCAATGCAGGTGAAGCTGGAAAAGGCCAAGTCAAAGAGGAAGAGACAGACGATGACGAAGTCTTAACAGTTGATGATATTCTCAAGTCTACCAATGGAGTCAATCTTGACTTTGTCACCTTTGACCTTGAGACTACCAACCTTAAGGCGGACTTCTCAATTGTCCTAGCTGCTGTTATCAAACCCTTTGGCCGTCCGCCTGTTGTGTTCAGGGCAGACGAATTTGAGGCATGGAATAGGAACCGTGCTGACGATTGCGAGATTATCTGTGCCGTCGCTGAGGAACTATCAAAGCACGCAATTGTTGTGACCCATTATGGCACTGGCTTTGACATCCCATATCTCAGGGCAAAGATGGTCAAGTATGGTTTGCAACCCCTGCCCCCAATGTTTGGGGTGGACAGCTACTCAATAGCCAAGCAGAACTTTGAAGTCAGCTCACGTCGTTTGAAGAACCTCGCTCGATACTTTGACCTTGGAGACAAGACTGACGTAGAGGGAGAACTTTGGATGGAAGCAGCTTATGGTGCCCCAAAGGTAGCCAACAAAGCCCTTGACAAAATCGTAGACCACAACATCAAGGACTGTGAACTACTTGAGAAACTAGCTTGTCTGAGCTTCCCCTACCTAAAAGCTATAAGGAGATTATAGTGTACCGCTTATCAATTAAATTGGACGACCACATCGTAATAACACAACAAGCCGAAGATAAGGAAGATGTAGAGTACAAAATAAGTACTATACAATACGACGGACTCTACAATAAAGAGAACGGCTACACCGTGTGGTACCCACCTAGACGGATAATGGAAGTCCACATCGAGGAAGAACATGTTAAGCTCAGGAAATAGTAAAGTTGGGAACCTCTTAAACTTCTCAATCCCAGCGTATGAGACATGCCCCGGGCATACCGGTTGGTGCGAAACCCACTGTTATGCCCGAAAGGGCCGCTTTGTATTCGCTAACGTGAAGACTGCCCATCGTATGAATGCAATTACCAGCTCTAGCGACAAGTTTGTTTACGACATGCTCTGTGAACTAGACCGTCACCCAAAGGCGAAGTATGTCCGCATCCATGTCTCTGGTGACTTCTACGATGTTGACTACACGGAACGTTGGCGTCGTATCATTGCGGCTAGACCAGACATAAAGTTCTATGCCCTAACTAGATCGTGGCGTATCTCTGAACTCAAGACGAAACTTGAAGAGCTCCGTGCTTTACCTAACTGTGTAATCAGAGCGAGCACAGATGAACAAACAGGGCCCCCGCCAGAGGGTTGGTTAGAGGGTGGCATAGAAAAGACTTACACTGAGGGAGGAATACTCTGCCCTTACTTTGACAAAGGTATCCAATGTGATAAATGTTTACTGTGTTACAAAGGAACCAAAGCAATATACTTTAAGGAGCACTAAATGGAACTGTTAGTTTATACTATAGCAATAGCAATCATCGGCTTTCTTGCTGGCCTTGTAGTTGGGAGACAGAAGTAATGGACACTAGATATGAAGACATTACAAAAGAAGAACTGGTTTCTCGTGCTAGAAAAGCTCGCGACTATTCTTACGGTGGCGATACTCTTGGCAACTTTAAGCGTGTTGGCAGCATTATGGCTAACTATCCGGGGCTTAATGTGGACGACCCAGAAGTTGTGGCACTTACTTACATGATGAAACAACTGGACTGTATCCTATGGGCAACTGCCAAAGGGTTCACGCCGGAAGTGGATAGTAAGTCCGAACGATACAAGGACGTGTACACCTATGCCAAACTAGCTAGAATGTTGTATGAGGAGAAGACTCATGCCGCGAAAGAAGAAGACTCACGAGAAGGTTACACCATGGTTGACGGAAGCGGAGTACCAATCTGCAGTGGGACATTTACGCCTTAAGATCGGGGCAATCATAGGCTCCACTTACAACATGCACGGTATGGATATGTACAACGTTGGTGTCATCAACGCCGTGGTCAAGCTTGCAGAGGACTTTGCCCTACAGGTACGAGGGGCAGAGCAGCCCATACAGATCGTCTATCGTGCACCAAATGGGGACTTAGTAGAATAAAGTTTGCCCTCTAGAGCCCTGCCGAAATCTGGTTAGAACTAAAGAAAGTAGGCCAGCGCTAGAGGGCGGGCAAAAATAAAAGGGCAGGGGAAATAAATCCTCTGCCCTTCTTTTTACCTGAGATAGCCTATTCTTCTATATACGGTGGGTCTTCTTGTTCTCCTACCTTATGGCCCCCCCAAGTGACGTGCCCATTTACGTACCATATGAAAGCGATGAGTAAAATCCATGGGTTGATCCACCAAGCAAAAGCACCAAGTCCCAAAATGTGGAGAGTCCAATATACTGCTGGACACTTATGTGAGAAATCATGGAATATGAAGGTGAAGGGACGTCGTGCCCAAGGGTTCTTTTCCCAAAGGGACTGAACATTGAACCAGAACCAACAATATAAACGTTCAAGCCAATTCATTAATGTTTCTCGCTTTGAGTTTTACGATAGTAATGCTGTATCAGCAAACTCCAAGTAACAAGAAGTCCCCCGGTGATCTGCGATTCTAACTTGATTAGGGCGTACCCACAGAGTATCCACAAGGTTGGAATTAGAAAGATTAGAATGAGAGCTAGGAAGTCGTTGAAATTTTGCGGTAGAAACTTTGCAATCGCTTGTTTCATATTTCTCACCTAACTTGGGAATACATGTTTAAACATCGCTGTTAGCAAGGCAATTAAGGCTGCTCCAACTACTCCAACAACCCACCAGAATGCTTTGGACACTGGAGCGAAAGCATTTATCTCTTTCGCTTGTGACCTCATTATAGTATAGAGATCAGATAACGTATCAGTGCTTTGTTTAGTCACAGCAGCTTGTTCTGACATAAGTCTGGCTATTATAAGGTCATGACCAGCAATTCTCTCTCTGTTATTATTAGCGTAACTCTCTAGCTCTACAGCTTTAGCTACCAGCTTTTCCGTCTTTTCATTCAACGAGTTAATAGCTTCAGCTACAACTATGAGTAACTCTCTGTCACTTTTGGTTTCATAACGGATAGGTTCAGGCATGTCCATAATACTCCTTCTAAGTAAAGTTGGTCTCTCGGAAAGTTACTCTGATTGCAAGATCCGGCTCTCCAGTCTTCTCATTATAAATTTCCTCAATCTGTGGCTCACTCTCCATTGTAACATAGTAGTAGTTCGTTCCAGCTGTGCCACTAGTCGTCTCATCGAAACGAAGGTCGGCAAACTTGATAAGGTCAGTAGTTGTTCGACCCCCACGTAGGAAGTCTCTGATTGTTTTAACTGCCTCATCTGGATCTGCCCCAAGTTTATAAACACACTGGTGTAGTCTATAAAGGGTTGGTTTCTCTACACCCAACACTTCAAAGTAACGTACAGTAGGGATGAGACCACTTGTATCTGTATCCAAATGTATTTCATAGCTAAATCGTTTTCCCGTTATGGGTGTAGACAGATCTATCTTTTGAATACCATTGGTATCTATGGTAGAGACAATTTCAGTAGCGGTCGTATCCTCATCTTTTAGATAACTGACAGAAACACTGGCTCCATAGAGAGCATCAGAGCAACCAGCAGTCTCTATAATAACTGAAGTAATAATCTTGTCCCAATTTGGATGTGTGCCGTAGTCGTAACTTGTTCTAAGATAACCTCCAGTAGTGTTAGAACTTCCTGTAGCTAGTGGATTATCCAGCAGTGCGGCGGTTCCAAAATCGTAGTCATTGTTCCAATAGAGCATGGTAGATGAACTCACGGTCAATCCTAACCATAGAGCAGCAACCGCCACGTCTACCTTGACTAGCGGTGACCAATTGAACACACCATCAGAAGTTGGTTTACTTTTATAAATGACAGTGTAGTTATCTGTGTAGGGATCTGGCCCTTCATAGGTGACCGCGATATAAAGACCATTAACATTAGATGTTATACCTGAATAGAAAGGCCAATAATCAGTGGCGTCAATACTCTCCGTTGGAAAATTCAATGGACCGATCTCTCTAATAGAGCCGTAAGATGTTATCTCTAGAACACTGTTCTCCGTAATGAAGTAAAGGTTATTCTGAAAGTGTGTCTGACCCATTTGAGAATCGAAAGCTCCATTTAATCCAGTAAAAGCATGGCTCAATTCGTTAGGTTGGTAAAGAAGATCGAGACCCCCATCAGAATTATACTCATAGATAAGTCCAGTATCTAGACCAACCAGTAACGTTCCAGATGGAGATAACATTAAAGTTTCTATTGAAGAACGGACTCCATCTCCCACGTAGGCAGGGCTAGTCCACTGTTCTCCACCATTTACAGGATTGGAAGAGCTAGCTATTTCGTTAGCATCAGCTTTCCAAAGGATACTGTCTGTCTTAGTTACATTCTGTGTAACTATAAATATTGTAGCATCATTATCAGTTAAGGTGGACTCCGTGAATGTATCGTAGGAGTCATAATAGTAATAAGTTGCCCCATTTAGAGCAATGAATAATTTGCTATCGTACCAAGCCATACTGCTAATCCGTGAGGGGGCTTCCCAAATTTGATACATGTAGATGCCACCGATATCAGCGAATAACTTGTACGTTCCTTCCATGTTACAAGAGATGTAACGACAGTCCCAGTACAACTCAAAAAACCCATTGACAACTATTACATGTTGAGCGTAAATTTCCGTAGCTGGAGCAACTGGAGTTGTCCAGAATACAGCAGCTTTTGGCTGTGTTGTTAAAGATGTGAAGGAAGATAAACGCGCTCTTATCCAATAAGCTTCTTGCCCGTTTATAGTGGTAGTTGTCCATGAAGATGTATCGTCGATATCTACCCACGGAAGTAAACTATCTGTTTGAAACTGTGCTGCTGTAGAAGCAGTTATATTAGCGGAAGACCAGCTACCGCCTTCGTAGATTTCCCAAGTGATTGTCCATGTTCCTGCGCCAGCTGTAGTCTCATCGTAGTTAAGTCTTTCAAACTTAACGTCCGATCCAATGTAAATTGCGTCTTCGGCAGCAGGGGCAGCTGGAAGTAAGTTTATATCGTCCGCTGTTAAGTTTTGCGACTCAGCACTATAGTCGGTAAATGCCCCACCATCATCAAGGTAAACATACTGAGCGAAGAACCGTGGTGTTACACCCCCCACGTTTGGGCCAAGGATTATCTGCCCGAAACTGGTTTCAATGTTTTCTCCAGACCGGTAGGCCGTAGGATTGGACATGCGATATTGGTTGAAACCACCTGACCAATCTACCTGACGAAACAGGGAGCCAGTTCGATGTTCAGACTGTGGTTCTGTCACTGAGTACATGGCCTTTCCTTGGGCATCTCTTAATAGAGTGAGAGTCTTAGTTTCAGAGCCAATAGTAATTTCGTGATCATGTGTTCTAATTGTCATAGTCTCTCCTGTTTATCTAGCTTGCCAGAGTTTGGGGGCCATAATGCGGACATAGCAGTTTTGCGAAGCTGAACCGTTAGCTGCGGATATAACCAAGTATCCACTGGCAGAGCCCATACCAGATGGAATGTAACCAGCTGTTGATTGAGTTCCACGGAGTGTACCATTGGTGTACCATTTTATGGATACTCCGGGGTCTAAGACAATCGCTACTTGAACATCTCTGGCATCCGTAATTAAGTTGTTGCCCAAAGAAGTTGTTGATCTACCCGAAGCCCCATAACTTTCACCAGAGTAAATTGCGTTTGCCCCATCTGATGTGATCTTTATTCCTATGCCTTTGGCAGCTAAATCACCTATTGTGCTAACCTGTTTAAGCTGGACGTAGCCAGTTAGTTGGGAGTTGGTACTAAAGTATGACTGAGATAAGTTAAATATAAGAATTAACTTCTTGTCCCAGTTTATATAGTTGTAGTCCGCCCCTCCTGCACTCAAACATCTGATACCACATTGAGCTAGGTCAGAACTACCAGAGGTCGCAGAAGAGTTAACAGATACCATAGTTGCATTGGTTACTGTGCTATCTGATCCACCCCCACTAACCTTAGTTTCAGTCCAGCCAGCTGCCGTAGGAAGAGTCCAGAAGTTTACGCCAGTATCTAAAATGGTTAACGCCCCGAGGTCATGTTCCGTAGTTGATCTAAAACCATTGATCCAGATAGAACTCTGGGTGCCGCTGTCTTCCACAGCTGTGCTTGCAGGAGCTCCACTTACATGAGCTTCCGTATAATAAACTCCACTAGCAATACTTAAGGCTGGAGAGTTGGCGTCCCAATCCCAAGCAAAGATATTATAGAAGATGTTCTGTCCGCCATTTCCAGCGAGCAAACCTACTCCATAGTTCTCACTTCCAATCCACTGCATCATAATAGCTACAAATTGATTACCGCCTGCTGCTCCCCCTGAAGTGCCATTAATCCTAACATGATTCTTAGAGTTGTGGGTGACTATGCAACTAAAGACGTTTCCGTTTACCCATGCTGTTCCAGTTCCAGTTTCATCAGCATAGATATCAAAATCAGTTTCGAAGCCGTACACAAAGACTGAACCGAACTGACAGAGACCGATATGCCTATCACCAGAAGAAGCTTGGGCATATAGCCTGATTCCTATAGAGTTTGCTTCCCTACCTCCCGGACTGTTGACAACAAAGACATTATCAAGCAAGCCGGTAGATATATGATAGCTGTCAGTACTATCTGTAGCTTCCAGTTGGATGGCTGTGCCGGCAGTTACATTGTTTACTGCCCAAACTATACAGTCAGTCAGGTTACCCGGATGGTGTAATGTTATCGTTACTCCACCATCCAAATATAAGTTAGTACGATGTACATGGACATTGGAACCATAACCTTGTCCTTGCACCCATACAGTTAAAGTTATGTCTGCTTCAATGTTAAAAGTCTTTCCTAGTAACAGAACTTTACCATTCGAACCAGCTGCTGTTTGGGCAGCTGTTATATCAGTTTGATCGTTGGTTCCATCGCAGACCGTACCGCCAGAAGCCAGCGCGTAGGCTTGCTCTGCCGCTGTAGAGTCACTGGCAGCTACAGCAACAAAGGCTGTCACAGCACTACCGCCCGGGGGTACTGCCCACGTACCATCCTCTTTCAAGTACTTACCAGACGCTGTGTTCGGATACTTCATCATCAAACCATGCTTCGAAGTAGAAGCATTAAGGTCTGTGTTGTCATCAGGGGCAGTTAAGTCATCCAGTTTGGTAGCAGTGACGTTACCGTTGTAGTAAGCGAGGCTATTCCACGCGGTGGAGCCGTCACCTAACTTCCATTTCTTAGTGTCTGTTTCCATGCCCAATTCCCTTAGGGCTAGTGTTGGATTAGCCGCCGACCAGTTAGCTGCGGTGTCTCCACGGGGTTCTATTTTATAATAATCTACCATTTAAGCAGTTCCTCCATCAATAATAAGTACCCAAGACGCCGTGGAAGAATCTCCACCGTCTATAGTCGCAACCCATGAAGCGGTAGCAGCTAAGCCACCATCATAAACAGGGTAGTCAGGATGTATTAGATCATCAAACTCATCTTCCAAAGCAGCCAATTCTTTTTGCAACTGCCCGAAGTTCGTGTTCAAAGATTTGATCAGCTTAAGTAATTCATTGACTACCTTGTCTGTAGGCTGATCCCCTGTAACAAACTTAGTTGAGTCTAGTAAGGTTGAGTTCATTGTATGCCCCTCCTACCCCGAATGCTTATAGTGGGCATTTGAAACTTATACTGAAGACGATCCCTTTCTAGTGCCCAATATGACAGTCTCTCAATAGAGTACTTATTGCCCCCATCTGTATACTGCGCAGCCATGGAGCTGTACAAAGATACGGCGGCCTCAGCTATCAAGACTTGTAGTTGGGGCTCATCAAGCGTAATAGTCGCTGTCCATGCGGTAGAGGCTACTCCAGAAGAAAGAAAGTCAAGATACCCATAGCCTTCGATCCGCATTCTGTAGTCTCTCCAGTCTGACTTAAGATACAGATATTCAGAATCAATCTCATACTCTCTGATGGGAATGGGTTCATCTTTGACTCCATCCAAAGAAAACAGGCTGACTCTCCTTGGATAATCCTGAGCTAGACTTAGATTTCCAATATAGACCTTTGGATAGTTAGGCCCGATCAATCTAATGTCGTCTACAATATCAACGGCAGCAGCGTTGTCATGATATACAAGAACCTGTACTGCTGTAGCTTCAGGACTAATATCTACTTCTTTATACCAAGAGGAACTCTCACTATCCCAAGCCGAGTCTCCAGCATGGTAGTCCGTATACGTTAGAGTTAGACCATCATATACACCTGCCCTAAGAGAACTGGCTGTATCCGACTTACCCCTCAACTTAAGAGTAACTCTCTTGCCTCTCAGATATTTCAGGTCATCATTGTTAGTAATAGATTGAGAGATATTGCCAGCGGATCCAGAAAGTTTAGCTGAGTAATTACCATGTATATACTCAAAGGCCGTGGAGTCCTGAGTTAGTGTACAAGTATCTGTAGTCCAGTATGCCAAGGCAGACGAGGATGACCAGTATTCCAATGAACCATCTTTCAGCCAGTTACCTGCAACTTTAGTCTCGTCAAATATTTTAGAATATAAAAATGGAAAGACCTTTGGGGCAGCTCTCACGAGAGCGAGCTTAATCTCCGATGGACTGAAGATTCTATTTAGATAGTAATCGATGCCGGTGCCCGGGGCAGCTGCAAAAGTTAAAGTAGTAAGCGTTCCTGTAGTATTGTCTAACGCTGTCACTTTTCGTTCATCATAGATAGCTGCTGAGCCACCGGGTTCCTCAGCTAAGATGACATGGCAGTTGCCTGTCTTTACCCAATCATTTGACTTGCCCATCAACGAGGAATCAACTAATGTAGTCGCTGTGCCAGCATCTGTAGTTGTACCTGCCCAATAGTCTCCAATAGCTTTTGAAAAAGCTACGTAGGCGTTAAATAATGTGGTGCTCAATTTGACCTCCTAATTCTGAAACCCTTGCCCAATTGTAACCTGTTCGTGATATGAACTATATTCTTAACAGCTGAAACTCCAGCTGTATAGATTGCTGTAATTGCTGAGCTCAATGACAACGCTGTAGTTGACGCTCTCTTCCACGCTACTGACTTAGAGACCGAAGCCTGTAAACTCAGGGCAGCTGTTGTCGCTCTGGTGAATGTCTTGGTTACTCCGACTGACGTTGCCAGCGCTAAGTTGACTGTCAAGGCAATTGGGTAATCCTTGACAACTGTGGAGACAATATCAATTAAGGTCTGTAACCTGAGTCCTGTATTTATAACAACATTCTTAGCTACTCTGCGAGATACCGTTGCTAGCAAATCTACTCCAGTTGTCGTGGCTCTCTTGAATCCAATGAGTTTGCCTACTGTAGTAGACAGGTTTAATTGGGAAGTGGTAGCAATTTTCTTTCCAAGGTTTCGGGACACTAATGCTTGTAAACGAAGTCCCGTTGAGATAGCGAAAGTCCTACCCCTAGATTTAACCAATGAGACAAGCAAGTCTAGAAGACTCGTGGTTGCTCTTTTGTAGGATACAGTCTTACTAACTGTTGTAGACAATCTTAAGTTTGCTGTGGTAGAAAACGACTTTGCTCTTGACCTTATTATATTAACAGCTAAGTCAAGACCCGTTGTAGTAGTTACCGTCTTACCAAAGCCTCTGACTAAAGTCACTAAAAGGTCTAAGGCAGAAGAGGATGCTCGGTTGTAAGCCGTCTGTTTTCCTACTGTTGTAGATAAGTCTAAGTAACTATTCGTCTCGCCAATCCAGTCTGTACCAGAGTTAACCTGTAGTTTGATACCACTAGTGGTAGATATTGAGTAGCCAAATGCTTTGGCTATAGTTGTTGCCAAACTTAGGGCAGCTGAAGAAGCCCTTTTAGGGTCAAACTTCCTAGCTAGAGTAGCTAGCAAACTTAGATAGGACGTACTAGCTCTGGTGTAAGCTAGTGATCTACCAACAGACGCAGCCAAAGAAAGACTAGACGTAGTAGTTTCTGTCTGCCCAAAGCCTTTAGTAACGCTTGGGGCTAATCTAAGATTGGTCGTTGAAGAATACGTCCTGCCCCTAGATCGAGTTAGACTAGGAGATAGACTCATATTGGCCGTACTAGCGTATTTTTTACCGAAGCTCCTAGCCAAGTTTGTTGATAAACTAAGACTAGCTGTACAGCTGATAGGATAATCTGTGGAGCCAGCAACCAATTCGAACTGGTAGTTCATCATGGTTATTGAACCACTAGCAGCCGCATTCGTATCTAAATGTAAGTTTATTAAATCAGTGCTAGCTAACGTTACTTCATTAGAAGTATCGACATTATTGCCTGTAGCTGAAAGACTAGCAGACAAGTCAGAATCTGCTCCACCTACTTGCAAGGCCATTGTCCCTGCCACATTCAATGAGTAGGCTGAAACGTAGACCTTCAAATTCTTAGCCTTTATGGTTGTTAGGGCATACTCTTGCATATAGGATTGGGTAGTAGCACCAGAGTATCCATCCATAAATGGATACCTATCGTTATCATAGTTGATAGCTGTACCACCTGTACTACCACCAGCTATGACCTGCCCATCAGATACGACTTTAACTTGCGTCATTCCTATTTGAGGGCCAGTTCCCGAAGCTTCGTTTATTAACCCGATAGTCTGCCCTGCTGTTATAGTATCTGTATGGGTCGGGTCTTCAAATGCCCCAGAGCCACTAACCGTGACTGTATTGGTAGCTGTTGCTCCATTATCTCTTATTGATACAGTCGCTGAAGCCCCGTTATAGGTCGCGCAGTATGTTCTTAAATTAGATACTGTAGATTCTGTGTAACAGATTAGTTTCGTGTTATTCTCTGTAGAAGTGTAAGATTGATGACCACAGAGGAAACTATAAGAAGTAGTAGTAGACGTCATTGTACCGACGTTAGCATTGGACATTATATAAGAGCCATTGGCACTGTAAACTTGATAAGCACTTCCAGAGCAGTAGACATTTCCAGATGCTCCACCGTTTACCATTCTCGTGCAGACTAAATCTCCATCTGCAAAGTCAGCTGTGTGAGAAGGGTCTTGCTTAATTCCTGTTTCTGCGGCACTGAAGGATATAGTGCAAGTCGTTGCACTGGAACCATCCATCAATGTGAATACACTTGATCCTGTGTTTAGGGAGTTAGTCGCTATTCGGACTGTCATATTGGAAAAGGTGTATGAGTCACGGATAAGTGTCTGGGTATTAGCCAAGGTAGTTGTATATACTGTCGGGCCAATGACAGGGCCGTACGCTGTTGTAGCGTAGTTTACAGCGTAAGCGTTAGAGTTACAAGTAGTTATAAAAAGAAAGTTCTCCACTACTCTATTCTAACCAATCCTTCTCCTAGGCGGTTATCAATTATCCTTTGCAAGTTATTCTTTTGTGCTTGGTTTAACACAATGCCCAAACCTTCCAAACGAAACACCAGTACTCTATCTAAATCGAAGAGCCATTTGTAAACAGCAGCCTTTAAATTGTTTCCTTCAAGGTCGCCCTCTATATATCTCAGGGCAGGAAACTGTTCCTGTAAGAGCAAGAACACATTATTCTTTCTATCGTTCTCTACTTTTATAGCTTCTTTTAGGGCAGGAGTATTTCCATGTTGAGTGTGCACTGGACAGAGTCTAGCTGGAGACAGTGGTTTTTTATTTGTATGTGGTGTTCCAGAGTCTATTCTAGCTTGATGAATTTGCCGAGCGGTCTCTTCAGTAACGTAAGTATATACGCGCTGTTCTATTGGTAAAGTGTCATCATAAGATGAGTAGATTTTACATCCGCATGTGTCTGGCATCCAGATTTCAAGTGCATTATCAGCCATTTAATCCCACCTTTTAGTTTGCCTTGTGTTTGTCCATGAGTGCGCCCAAGACCTAAGCAGTGTGGACAAGACGCTTAGTAAAGAGGTTGAAGAGCGATTGTAATCTATACTCTTTGAGACACTAGCACTCAGCGATAGATTTGCTGTGCAACTAATTGGATAGTCAACTGCCCCACCGTCAAACGTAATAGTAGCAGAGGGGGCTAAAGACAAATTGGCCGTCGAGGCTCTGTGATAAGCCCTAGCGACGGTAGTTGATGCAGACAGCGATAGGTTAGTTGTTATGCTAATTGGGTAGTCAATACTGACAGTATAGTAGACTGTCATGCGAATGTAGTCTACAAACGCATCAGAGTCTGTACCGGTAGACTGACACCAATAGACAACACCAAACGTAGAGGTCTTGACTATGGTAGCTGAGATACCAGTATAGCCCCAATTGCTAGTTGAGCTACCAATGGTTACTATCCCGACGCTAGAGGGGAATGCCCCCCAGTTCGTACCAGTTGTCTGGGCAGTTCCTTGTAGGGTTCCACCGTAGATTAATCTGGCTTGATAGTCAGAGACAGTACCATTGGCATAATATCGCTCAACTTCTACAACAATTCCATTAATTGTAGCACCGCTAGGTAAGCTAGAGAAATCAAAGTTAGTAGCTGTCAGACCGTAGCTAATGTCCGTGTTATCAAAGGTTGAAGCCGTGATAGACGCATAAGACGCGTTGTCACTGACAATGTTACCAGAATCTGACCAAGTGTTGTTTTCTCCGCTATACTTAGTAGTCGCTGTCGTACCGGGATAGGTCGCTGCGGTATTGGCCATCGACTACTCCTAGGCTTGATCTACAACAACATGACCGTCAATTGTTATGGTGTCTGTATTTTCTACTGCCAAGACGGCATTGAAGCAACACTCTACAAACGTGACGTCTCCATCGCTATTGCATAGATGGATGCCCGCAACGTTCCTAGTACCTGTTGCCGTGAACACATGGTTGAAACCTATGGTATCTCCAGTAGTGTTCGTAGTAGGCTGAGACATGGTATCTACCGTAGCGATTAACAGACCAGCATCAGTATGATGGGTGGCTGTATCCGCAGGGTCTGCAAAAGTAGAAGCGGCCGCAGCGGTGCAGGGTGTAGCCATGTTCAGACAGACTATTTTATTTGCAGCAGTAGCAGCAGGGGTGACATCAGACATAAGGATCACCCACTCTGTAATGCCCGTATTGGTAACAGTTTGAGTTTGTGCCATTTAAACCCTCCGATAATTCTTGTCGAATAGTAATGGATCGACGTTGTATTTTCTGCAAACCGGGCAGGTTAGTTTTATGTTAGCGTGGATTGCTTGCCATAGATTCTTTGGGCTAGGTTTTCCAGTTCTGTACCGCTCAAGTATCTTCTTGTCTCTATTATGCGTAGCGTAGTAAACTCGGCGTCTATGGTAGGATGCTAGAAATGCTACATACAAAGAGTCAATCACATACTTTAACAGGCACCGGAAACTGAGGCATTGAGGAGGAGCTGGCGGCTGGATACTTACAACTGTCGCTATAAGAGTGCCGTCAGCTTTCCTTTGTTCAGCAGTATAGTCTACTCTAAAACCCGCCCCTGTATTGGTAGCTGGCATTAGACCGTAGCCTCCGAATCATCTTTAATCCACGTAACGTTGATTGTTGGCGTTCCAGCTATATAGAACGCGACGCCCCCAGACTTGTTAGGATCGATGCCAAAGGTATAGTCCGTTGTGGCAGCGAAGTAACCAAATGGTAGTGTTGCCACTGCAGCTGGTACTATAGCTACCGAGTTCAAAGTGGTCGCTGCATCTAGGGCAGCTGATACTTGGAACCTAGCTACGTACTCATCTGGTTGACCATTAAAGGTTATGCGTTTCCAGTTGGTTGGCACAGTCCAGTAGATCATACCATCCTGTGCGAAACACGCGCCACCATTAGCTGTGCCATCAGTTATGCTCAAGCTCGCCCACTCCGTACCAGTCCAGAAGTAACCAGACTGAACAGAGGCGTTGCTGTTGACACTGTCTACATCACAGATAACTCCCCCAAATGGTTTCTTAGATGTGACATACCAATAGTCGCCGTTGGCTGCCGTACTCAAAGAGCTTAGGTCAACATCAGTTGATGTGCTCTTATCTGTGGCGTACGTTGTATAGTCGGTAAAGGTTACAGCGTCGTCAGTTGTCTTTAACACCTGACTTATCTTACCACAAATCTGGGCGGTGAAGGCTGCTGTGCCATTGAGCATGACCATACGGGTTCCAGCGGGGGCAGCTAGAGCGGCATAAACGGCCGAGACTAGGGTGACTTGCTCACCATAGAAAGCGCTTACAGGTTGTTCACGTATTGCTACTTTCATTCAACACCCCTTATAGACGTACCTGTTTATTTGACACTTTATCGCCTACAGGTAAGGCAACTCCCTCGCTGTTAAGTACGTCCGTCTTATCGGCGAGCTCGTCGTTTAGCTCCCCCAACTGTACAATGAGTTTCTCTAGTTTAGCTTGTTTCTCTTCCATGCTAGACTTTATGCTAGCTAGTTTAGAGAGTTCGTGATTGTCGTTCGCTATTGCTGTTTTGAGACTATCCATTGTACGGGTGATACCATTTATTTTCCCTTGGAGAGCTAAGGTCTCGAGAACAATTTTACCGAGTAATTCCAGTTCCATTATTTCTCTCCCTTAGAGAATGCCCTTTTAAGCAAGCCACCAAGTTCTTTTTCTTCCTTGGCTTTCTTTTCAGCCTCAATTGCAGCCCACTCTTCTTTATGTTTACGCTGCATATGCCGAGTCCTCTGGAACTCATTGATTAAGTTCGATTTCTTACAGGTGGCCAAGCCCATCTCATCGAAGTGTGATCTCTGAGGATTGTTAGGGTGAAGGTAACATTCTAATGCTCCTCGTTTGGGTTCGAAATCTGGTTTGACCGTTGTGAAGACTCGCTTACCGTTTCTGGTTTTCTTAAGCTGGGCCGGCAACATGTTGATGTTGACCAAGCTTCTCTCACCAGTTACCATGTCGTAGACATAGACATAGCCAGCCGACTTAACACTCGCGACGGTCATTGGGGCAGGTAAATCTGCGTCCTTACCGTCGTGAATGATCCTGTCCTTTAAAGAATCCATGGGTTCGGCTTCCTGCTTTGCTTTGAGCATTTCCTCGATTAAAACTTTATTTTCCACATCTTGCGGTTCCATTAACGTTTGCTCCTTATCTTAGATTTAAGTTCGATTTGATCTATCATTTTCCTGATCAGGTCTGGCCCTTCTAAATGTTTTAGAAGTGCCTTAGGAAATGGTTTTGCCCGGAGATCATCGGCTATTTGTCGAAGCTCCCCCACCGTATGCTCTACGTAGTACCTATCCTCGTCGGAGTCATAAAATCCACCGGGGATTCGGAACTGATCATGCTTGAACTTCTTAGTTGCCCCAAGATCCTTACGGTACTCGGCCGGCTTGTCTTCTCGCATGACGTAGACAATCTGGTAGCGATGGAAACCTTTGCTGTCAGGACTCTGCAGGTTCATCTCGAATAAACCTAAGCAGGGTTCATCTTCGTTAACGTAGTGGGTTCCGAAAAGTATTTTAGCCATTTATCTCCTTACTCTAGAGGGGTTGTTTTCAGGCACAACCCCTTTAAGCCTCTAAATTTTAGTGGATGATCGCTAATGACACAGCAGTGGAGCTTGTTCTCCAGATTAAAACTATAACTGCTTCATTAGTTAGGATGGTCGAGCCAGTGTCAACTACTGTGGTAGTGCCATCGCTGGCGAAGGTTAAGGTCTGTGAGCCATCATTTATATAGTAACAGGTGACGGCCTGATTGTCGGACTGCAACGGAATATTGGCGATATAGTTAGCCGCCGTATCCGTAGTTACAGTTCCGCCACCAACAGCAGATGTGTGAGTAACAAGACCAGCTGCAACCTGAGCCGCAGAGAAGGTATTGTTCTGAGCATCTACATCCGTGTTGGTAATAGTTTCCTTTAGCCTACCAGCTTTGACGCCTACACCATTAGTAGCGTCCAAGGACAGGACCTCGGTTCCATCTACAAAGATATCTAACTCTGAGTTAGCTGGATCGTAGCTGAAACCTCTTTTGATCTTTGCCGTATTTCTTGCCATTCTTCTCCTTGCTGAACGTCAGCACGTGAAAGGATTGGGGCAGGGGTTAGCTGCCCCTTAGATTATTCCCGGGAACCCTCAACGAGCAGGTAGTCAACGTACATTGAAGCAGCCGCTGCGTCAGAGTTCTTCAACAGAACCTTAGCGCACAGGTCGGTGTTGGCAGTTAACGAACTAGCCACACGAGCTACCTCTTTTCCATTGATTGAACCTACAGCGGTGCCGTCCTCATCAATGCTGACACGGAAGGTCTGCCAAGTCGCAGCCGCAGCTAGAGCAACCCCGGTGTTAACCTGAGTTGAATCAGCGTCAGCTTTGACTCCGCCGAACCTAATAGTATCCGTAGTAGCGTCGGTATCGAAGTAAAATCCCACACCGTTTGAAGCTGTGGTAGTTACTGTGGTACCGGAGATGCTAATAGGATTCTCTTCGGTTGAGGCATCATCGGTAAAGCCGATGAATATGCCCCTGCCTTCGGCATCAGTTACCTGAGTCACGCGAGCTTCCATTACACACAGACCGAACGAGGGATTCCACGTCTTCAAAGTATTGACAGCCGCAGAGTCATTGTCGTCAGTATGGGTGGTCAGGACGAGGGCACCATTGTTTTGTTCGTTGATTCCGATGGTTGCGGATGTTCCTATTTCAGTCAACTCGTTAGTAGCATCGTTCTCTTTCTTAACGAAGTCGTTGAAATATTTTACCCGCCCTAGATTGGTATCAGTCGCCATTTTGAAATCCTCCTTAGATTTCTTAGTACTAACCGAAATCTTCGGTGTACTTTATTCTTTTAAGGGCAGAGTTTAGGCCCCTGCCCAAGGCCTTAAGTTAAGAAGTAGGGGCAGTTGCGTCGCTGTAGATTTCATACAGCCAGTTGCCCGAAGACCTCTCACCGTAGGCATACTCGTCATAATGGTAGACGCTAGTAGCGCCGCCACCGATGTTAGGACGCCTTAGGGTTTCAGTCCATGGGGATTTGCCCTGAACTAGTATGATGCCATCTTTCGCGAATACGCCACCTTTAGCATCGTCGCTAGAATCTATGGTAATGTTGCCATCTTCATAGATCTCGCAACCGGCAATAGGCATAGCGAATCCACTCTGGAAGACTCTCGCAGTTACTCCATCGGTAATCGGATAGGTACCGACACCAGAGATCAGTTCATCGAAGATGTCCTTAATCTGGTAACCGTGGAGTACGCAACGGAAGGGTTTCACGCCGGGTTCGGTAGCATTGGATGAAATCCTAGTTACCGCAGCAGTAATATAGCCGGAGGTTAAAGTGGTGCCGGCACCGCACAGGCTGGTCGTAGCGCTATCCAGCACAGTCAGACCATCCTGATCTTTCTTGCGCTGAATGGCATTCTGAGCCAGTCCGCCCATTTTGGCGTAGCCTTTCTTGGTTATCCGACGAGCGACACGATCAGTGATTAAGGTTTCAATACCAACCATTGTCGGAGTAATGGTCAGTAAGGTGTCACTGAACTGTTGAGGATTGTCGAGGATTGTAGTTTCGTTAACAGCTGAAGCGGTCAACGCAGCATAACTCACCTCGTTCCAGTCAAGGCCAATACCTTCGCCTAGAGTTTGTTTGTCTACCAGTTGGGGCATGACTCCCTCTTGTTCTCGGATGATCCTAGCTTCCGCGATAACCGTAGGTAGACTATCAGTTAAAGCAGAGGTAGTAGTATTTCCACTTGCCATGGTTTATTTCTCCTTGTTTGACTTTTCGCCTGTTGGTTTCCACCCGTGCTCTACACCTTGAAGTAGTCTCATTGCGGCTTCCGCTGCACCGTGGCTACTACAGGTTTGCTTCACGGACCATTTTCCATTTTTAAAATGCAGGACTTTGTTGCCTTCAATCTTATACGGCATTGCCGTCCTCCTAATGGGGCATCAGCTCCATAGCTTTAAACCAAACCAAGCCGTCCAGAAGAGACCATAGCAACATAACTCCCAAACACAGCACGCCTTTCTTCCAACTTTTGGTCCACACCAAGCCGGTGTAGAATCCTAAAAAGATGGTCGCAGTGGCCATTACTATGTCTAGGTACTTGTAAGCCTCGTAAGGGAGGTTCATAGTTCTCTCTCATTATAGTCCTACAATTTTATGATATCGATCCATGTTCTTCTTGTTCATTGGGATATCTCCATTAGCGAATTTCGCAATGAAATCCTTGTCTGATAATGAAGATCCCCCGGCAGGATTGGAGGTGTCTACGGAGTTTGCTTCTCCTTTGAGCTCTCGGATTTGCTCTTGTAGCGCTTTTAGTTGTGCCGATTGTGCTGTCTCTACATTCGCTTTTTGAATCTTAGCAGCGGAAGACAACACTCTCTTCTGGATTTCCCAGTAGCTCTTGGCACCCTCTCCCCGGTCCAGATTCTTGTCATTGGGGTCGACTCCCATCTCTTTGACAGCGTCTGTTAAAGTCTGCATGAACTGGTTATGGAATGCCTGTTGCTGTGCTAGAACAGCATTTTCTGCAGCTTCTTTCTGGGCTTGGGAATCCTTAGCTCTAGCTGCCGCTAGTTCCAAGTCCCGAGCCATTCCCGGATCCGTTTCCGCGAGTTCTCTTTGGGCCGCTATAAGAGTTTCCTCAGCAGCTCTCGCCTTTCGTGCTAGCGCTTGTATCTGGGCATCTGCTCGATCTCTGGTAGACTGCAATACTCGGCGTGATTCCTCACGTTGTTCCTCGATTGACTTCTGCAAAGTCGAGATTTGCTTGGCAAGGCCATCCACTGTGGGCGGTACTTCAGGGGTCTGAGGTTTGGCCTCAGCCGCTGGCTTTGATTCCTTCGTCTCTGGGACAACGGGTGTCTCGGAAACGGGAACCTCTTGAACGACTAATTCGTCCCCCGGCATTTTAAAACTCCCTTATATTATTCCGTTAGAATGCACCAGCATACCAACGGTCATAAGCGTTCATTATTGATTCGTAATCATTTGGATCACTGGTTAGTTTCATCTCACGTCTCTGTGAAGAGATCTCAGCTTCCGCAGGGAAGATGTATTGTCCGTACTCTTCGTAAATATCGTAGGCCTTTTGTTTTAGGGCAGTGTTAGTTGAGGCTTTCAACTGAGCCGCTGTCTTAGCCATCGTGCGCATTGGATCTCCACCGTAGCGAGCCCAGACTGTATCCGCTATTGCCCAATAAGGTCTAAGTAGTTCTTGATCTCTCTCGTAACGCTGTTCTGTAGGGGTCATATTGGCTCTAAGATAGTTCTGCAAGATTGCGCGGTTCTCTTCCGACAGACTTCCAACGTAGGACTCTCTCGCTGCATAAAACTTCTGCCAATCCATGTCGCCGCCAGTTTTCTCCATTGGTTGAATGGCGTACCATCCGGCAGCTAGGAAGTACTCCTTGTAAACTGGGTCTATGTTATTCTGTATATATTCATTGTATGCAGCATAGTATGTATTAGCTTTCGCAGGATCGAGTTGCACTTGAGCCGCTAGTGGATACTCTTTACCAAGAGCTTTGAGGATACCTTCATATTGCTGGGCTCTAACCTTTCGGTTCTCTCTCCACTGTGGCCCGGAGATAATTCCTGCCCCGAGACTATTATCATCTTTCATCTGGGCTTCCAAGAACTCAGGTTTAAACTCTCTAAGTTTCTTAGCTACATCAGTAGTCTCCTGAGCGCTGATACCACTGGCTGCTTGAGCTGCTTCTCTAGCATACTCGTACTGTTGTCCCGATCTTCCCGGCATGAACCGCTCTTTGATCGGGGTAAGAATAGGTAGGCCACGCTCTGGATACTTAAGAGCTATATCAAGTAGAGCCGCATCATTCGGGGATAGGTTCGTCAAGAATTTCGCTTTCTCTGTTGGCCCTTTAAGATTGTTGTATTCTTCTTTCAATTGCTCACCACGAGGATCCCCATGACCAGATAGAGACGACTTGACGAAATCAATGATTGAAAGATAAGCGGAACCTGTTCCACCGGTAATGCCCTGAATTCCATGTTGCATACGTAGCGGAGAAACTCCTAAAATTTTACTCAGTTCATAGACGGTGGGACTTACCCACGGAGCCATCTGTTCAGCTGTTGGTAGATCTTTCTGCTCTGGGGGCAGGATGTACGTATCGCGGAAGAAGTCCCAGTTTGCAGCTTGTTGTAGGAACTCACCATACATTTGGGGCACGACAAGTTCTGTAGAGAACGGGGACATTGTACCGAAGTATCTCTCTGCAAAGCCAGCGTAGTCTGAAGGTGTCCGATTATAGAACTGCTCTTGCGTGTAGATGATAGGGGCAAAGAGCATACTCCACTCTCGGAGTTTTGGAAGTATGCAAAGGTAGTTCGGTTTATTAGTTCCATCCGATTGCTTCTCAGTTGAGGGCAGCATGATCATCAAGGAAAACTGCCGGACATCTTCTGGGACATCCCAGTACTCTTCGTAGCTCATATTGTAAATGTTCAAGCCAACTAGGACGGCTGCTATCGCGGCAAGTCTCATTCGACCGCCACGAGATTGCATTGCCCTAAGCGGTTGTTTCATGCCTTCCATGTTGGCATTTAAGAACAAGAACGCTGGGTTCAATTGTTTTACTAAGGATCCCCCACGAGCGTAGTTAATTGTAGCATTGACTGCTTTGGAAGCAGCAACTCTAGCTCCGGGTTGCATTGCCACATACTCCGGCGGTAGAGTTCTCCAGTTAGGAACCAGTCGGTTCAAGTTCGTTTCAAATACTAGTTCGCGAGTAGTCTGTTCTGTATAGCTGCCCACAGATGACATGGCTTGCATTATCCTCATTGGGACACTTCTAGAGTCTCTGACAATTTCTCCGCCACTGTTGGTAGCCAATCCAGAGAGCCGACTTAAAGCTGCTCGCTCTTGCCATGCTCCAGCCATTCTATAGATTTCTCTGAGCCGTTTGTTTTGTTCACCACGCCAAGCTGTTAACTGTTTCATGAATACACTGGTAGGTGAAACGCCTTCTCGAATGAAAGCTGTGAACATGTCTATTGCCACGTTAGCTGACCACCATACAGGGTTTGATCCTGTGAAGGCGGTTCGGCTAAAGCTGTTCATCCATGAGGCTATAGAGATTAACGGATTTTTAAGAACTTTGGGCAGAACAATTAGCTCATCATAAATGTATCGCGCGGGGCCGGTTACATGATACGTTTTCCGGTCGCCGTTGACGAACATAGAAACGTAACCATCTGCTTGCTTACCACCAGATCGAAACACCGGTCCAGTAGGAGTCCAGATTAACTGAGCTGCCATGTCTTCCTTAATAAAGGGAGCTAACTCTGGATCTGCCAGACCATTTAAGATGTAGGATTGGGCCAGCCGATTTTGAGCACGGATCGTAGTGTTCCGAATCATCTCCTCGGCCATTACTTCAAATGTGTCTTTCAACGGTCGATTGGTACCTGTTGCAGAATACCTACGTAGACCGTTCCAGACTACGTCATGCCCTGTATAGTTTACCCCGGCTACTCTCATGGCATCTTCGGCATCTTGTACATACGAGATAGGATTATAGTCAGGATAAAGTTGATGCAAGAAGTCTGCTCTTTCTCTGGACATCGTGTGATCTATGACATCCTTTTCAATCATGTCATAGTACACTTTTCTCATGATAGCTATAGCATTTTGAGCTTTAGCTGCTTTCTCTGGTCCTAGTCTAGCTAAGGTTTCGTTTATATTATCTACAACGTCTTGTAACTGTCTGAATCCAGCCGGCCATTCAGTACGCCCAGCTAAGTTAGGATTCTGCATCATAGCTTGAACTTGATAGCCCATGGCTAAAGCTGCAATGTCATCCTTGGGTACATCAGCAGCTACATTACGAATCTGTTGTATTGTCTTCTGGTACCACTGTATAGCTTCGCCGGTTGCCCCAGCAATGAGATCAGCTTGTGTGTTAAAGTCTAACGTTGACCCCGGTTGAACTTGAAGCCGGCGGGTTCTAACATTCTCAGCTGCCTGACGTCGTCCTTGATACGTACTATCCCAGATTCTTTCCATGATCTTTCTGTACATATCTTGGAGGTCTTTCGGCTGTGACTCACGTCCTTGACGTAAGGAATCTTGTATGGCGTTACCATACCCACTTCCGCCCGAAGAGCTGGAAGATACGACGTTGACGCTGGGAGCCCCCGGGACTCCGCCCCCGCTCAAGGAGCTCGCTAAAGGGGAGTTTGAAACACCTCCCGGGGTTACAGGTTGCCCCGGTACCGGAGGAGTTGGGGCAGTTTGTGAAGGAGGAGGCTGCGTAAAGATCTTTCTCCTCATCCAAACATTGCCCTTTAATGTTTTAAATTCAAAGTCGTCAGCAGGGCCACGCTGAGATATCATTTGTTCCAGTTGAGGAGTTTTCTTGCCCAGTTTCTGCCATCCAGCAGAAGCCAGTTGTTGTTCTTCTGTGACTTTTGGAGCCGTAGGAGTAGCAGGAGTAGTCGCGGGTCTTCCAGTAGGAGGTTGAGCAGCAGGAGCAGGACCACCAATTCCATGTTCTTTATTCCATTTAATTTGTTCGGGTGTTAGTTTGCGTTTGACCCACAACCAACCTTTGTCGTCGACTCGCGTTTCAAATTGGTCTTTCGGCCACTTAAGAGCATTCTTTCCTTTCTCTGATTCAGCCAATGCGTAGGCAGTCCAGTTCTCAAACTTAGAAGGAGCTGTCGGCCCGGGTTTGGGTCTAGATGTAAAGATCTGTTGAGCCGGCTGTTGAGTTACCTGTTGTATCTGAGGTTGACCTGCCTGAACTGGCTGTTGTACCGGCGCTTGTCCCGCCGCTTCTACCTGTGGTTGAGTAGTACCCTGAGACGGAGGAGCTGTAAAGATCTTCTCTTTCGCTCCTTTCTTAGGTTTCTCAGCCTTTGGTTCCACGTGGGTCTTAACTTCTAGTTGGCCTTGGGCATTCCGGCGGACATCAAAGTACTTTCGATCCCACTTGGCTTCAATCCATTTAGCTTTATCTGGATCGGTTATTACATTCCAGTTCTTGTATGCGTCTTTATTAGGGGCAGACAAATCTCTGGGTTTGTGAAGAGGTACACCCTTTGCATCATACTTTTCAACTGCGGGTTTCGGTTGTGCCTGATAAACCTCTGGTTCACCCGGTCCAACTTCAACTTTAGGTTGACCCGGTTCTATACCCTGAGCTCGCATCGCAGTTTGGTCAGCTTCCAGTGCTTCTTCGGCTTTCATAGCTACCTGTTCTTTGGCAGCTCTCTCAGCTCCTTTAGCCTTCTTCCATTCATCTGTCTTTTTGTGAGCTAGATCATTGACCACTTTCATTTGGGCGTTGATTAAATTCTGGTCTTTGACTTCAGCAGATTGGAGGGACTTTAACTTCTGGTACTCGGCTTCTACCTCTGGGAACTTCTCACGGGCGTAGCGAACTTCTTGAGTCAGCCTTGGTTTCCGTTCTCCATATCGCAGTTCACTCTTCCGTTTCCTGACAATCTCACGGAAGTCATACAAGGCTACAGCTCTGGCCTGTTCGTCCGTAGAAGTCTTTAGGACGTCTGACAACATATTGGTAGCTTTCTTAATAATCGGGTCATTAGTAAGAACCTGAGTGTTATCCAACACTTCACGTTCAAGTAGTTTGATAGCTTTCTCCGAATCAATCGGAGGAGGGACTTGACCGGCCGCGATAGCTTTCCTCTGCTCCATTGATAGGTCGTCCCACATGGCGTAACCATAGAACCGACCGTAAGAGTTTTCCTTGACATCATCTGGCAAGGCATTGAAAGTCTTAGAGGCCTCTGTTAAATTGGACCTACGCACCGTATCCGTGGTAACAGTCTTACCCTCAGTCTCTCTAATGACTTTGGGCAGTTCAATCGGGGCAGCCTGTGGTGTAGACTCCGCAGGTACGAGCTTGTTATTCGGTACGTTCTTGCGCTCAATTTTACCAGACGTTGGGTTGATTCCCTCTACAAGAGAGATATTGGGCCCTTGACTCTTAATTGTATAGACGTTGTCAGAGTAGATAGTCCTGCCCTGTTCGTCGGCAATGGTTTGTATAATGCGAACCTGTTGACCGACCTTGGTAGGCTTGGCCTTTGGAAGAGTTCCACTGACAGAGGCTTCTCCGTGAGGCGATGGCATCATGGGAGCATTGAGTTGCTCACCGAGACGTCGGACCTGTTCTCTAAGAGCATCTATACGGAGTTGATTTCGTGTGCCCTCAGGTAGATCCATTTCATATTCTAAGTCTGCTTTGGCTTGGTCGTAGGCGGCGCGTCGCTGAGCTTTGATTTGCAGAGCAGTATTCGGGGCCCCTTCAGGCCGTTCAGGTATTGGACCACCTGTCCTTGCTCTACGCGAGCCCGTTGGCGTTTGCCCACCAGTCTCCGGCGATATCGATTCACGTGGTTCTCCTGTAGCGAAACGTGTCTTTCTTCCAGTTCCAGTTATATTGGCACCCGTATCCCCCATACTTGTTCTTGACCAGTCCCACCCCATCCTCTGGGGCATATGTTCTCGGAGCATACGGTTGTACAGACGTTCTGAGTATTTGGATAAGTCAGCAACGTCAGTTGGGGCTGTCACATTTAAGGGCTTTAGAGATTTCTGTAGATTGACAACGAATCTTGCTTTTTCCATCTCAGACAAAGCTGGATCAATAGCGATATCATGGAAATTCCACTGACCCGGAATGTCTTGCATAACTCGGGCGACAGCTTTAACCATACCACTTTGATCTGTCCACTGATATTGGTAACCAGCGATTCTATCGGTGTTACCTTCTACGATGGGTTTGGCCTTGTACCCCGGCTCATTGGTAAATGGTTTAGAGATCATGCCGGGACTATTGGCTCTAGAGAGAACCGTTTTGACGTAGTCACTTGGTTTGTAACCAGTCTGTTCTGACAATTTAGCCAATTCAGAACCGTCTGCCCATTCGTCAAGCGGACCAGTCTTGGAAGTCCGTATTCTTTCTATACCGCCACTGATTGTTCCAGACGCTCTGTGTCTCGGAGGAAGAGGAGTCATAGCTTCTTCAAGTTGCTCATAGAAATCTTCGTCCGTGATACGCTCTTGCAAGATATTATAGTCAGGCCGACCGATTCTATCTCTAGAGAAAGTGTCCTCTAAGTTGGTCACTCTATCAGATAGTTCTTCAGGAGAAAGAGTGGGAGGTCTGTTTGGTAAACTTTCAAGTCTGGCTAATTGTCTTAGATCTAATATCGGTTCCAGATCTCCCCCGGGTTGAAGTTGACTTACTTCCGGATGACTTTCTACTCTTCGCAGAACATCCCTATAAAAAGTTTGAGATTGGGCTGAGTCACTTAAGGCTCTGAACTCAGCCTCTGCTACTACCCCACGATCTACCAGCTCATTTAGTAAGATATCTCTTCGATCTTGAGTAGCCCAATTAATTCCTTCTTCAGGAATTCCAGCTGGTAACTGTCTCTCCGGCCTTAAACCTGTGGGAAGTTCACCGGCTCTGTACCGGTTCATCCGATCAGCCGCTTCTTTGATTACAGCATCGTCAACTTGATCGAGGGTGACATCCATACCTTGTCGGGCCGTCTTGTTTTGGATGGCAGCTTTGACGACGTTCTCCATGATGTTTGTGTCGTCTTTCATCAGGTCAAACAGTTCTCTCATGTTCTTCGGAGCATAAGCATTCTTGCCCCAAATCTTAGTAGCGAGATTAAACATCTCTTCAGATTCTTTGGCCGTGTTCTCAATCAGTTCCTTAGCTTGGGCCCCTCTAGCTGCATTGCCAGCAAAGGGTACTCCAGCCACAACATCTAATGGATTAGGTGTAAAAGTTTCAACTGTTTGAGCAATTTGGGCTGGTGATCTACCACCATACAACAGACCTACATCAACCCCCGGTTGAAACCTCTGGGCAGCCTTGTTTATCGTTTCATACAAAGACCCTTGTGGGGTAGTCTGAGATGCCCACTGTTGATACTGTTGCTGTTGGGCTCCTGTTTTACCAGCTAGTTCAGCCGGCATATAAGATTCTATACCACCGGTAGATTCAAAACCCTCTCCTCGCATTGGTTGAGTTATAGCTGCCCCGGCCATTCTAGCATAATCCGTGGTAGATGCTTTACCAAACTGTGTTAAAGGGTTCTGGTACATTTGCTCTAAGAATGAAGGAGCTTGCCCTTGAGAACCATAGATAATAGGTCGAAGCATAGGGTTCATAGGAATCTGGCCGGTTGGAATATAAGGTTTAGACTGCCGGTTCAAAAATTGAGCAGCCGGGGATAGACCGTTGGTTAACGGTGGTTGATTCCATTGGTTCAGATCGTCATAAAGTATAGGCATTTTTACCTACCTTAATATCTGTAGGACAATGTTTGAGCTGCCTTGGGAGGAGCTAACTGCATCATTTTATAGAGTGTGTCTGCCTCAGTTGCTCCAGTTCTAGCTCGTTCATAACCGGCATAGAGATCCTGTTCTGTCGGGGTGAACTTCGCGTAGGTCTGAGCCCCCGGGGTTTGTAGTTGGGGCAGCCCCATAGTGTTTGGCGCTCCAGAGACACGAGTGCCCGGGATTGATGGATTAACAGCGCCTACTGCCGATTGTCGTGGGGTAGGGCTAATAGTTCCTAGTTGTGGCTTAGTAGGATCAAATAAATTTGCACCGGCACCGAACGTACCAGATTGCTGATTAATAATATTTCCACTGGCATCATAATACTGCGTAGGATAAGGATTTACCTCAGGCATGGTTCCCGGGGCCCAGTTAGTAAAAGTATCCATCGAGGATACCGCACCAGACGGAGCTCCTTGAGGAACAGACGGACTAGCTTGATAACCAGTGCCGGCCGTGTAGTTTTGATAGGATGTTGCAGAAGGGTTCTGTCCTAGTACAGTCCCCGCAGCAGGGCCACCTAGTTGTTCCATAAATGGTTGAGCTACTGATGGATTGCCCGCAGCTTCATTATATTGCATCCAGTTGATAGGATTGGCAGCCATGTTAGCCAAGTAGTTGTTCTGAGCTATTTGCTGCCCTGATCGTTCAAGATCCAACTGCCCACCCTGATACTGTTGCAACCAGTCCTGTGCTTGTTGAGCCAGCTGATGGGTTTCCCCAAATTCCAACTGTCTTTGCTCTAGCTCGGCTTTATTCTGGGCAATCTGTGATTCAAGTTGCATTAAACTCTGGCGAAGTTGTTCCTTGGTGTTAGCATCCTGAGCTTCGTAATATTGTTTCTGGATGGTAATCCTTTGCTGTTCAAGAGCATTGGTTTCTTGGGCTAGCTGATAATTTTGAGCCATCAGATTATTCTGATAGTCGACTAGGTTTTGCTGTTGGAGCTTTTGAAACTCAATATTCTGAGTGAACTGACTTTCATATCCCGGATGCTGGAGATAGTCATTCTCCATGTTAGCTATTCTTTCTTGAAGATCCCTGTCGGCCTGAGAACTAGCTCCAGTTGTTCCTGCCCAAAAAGCTAATTGATCTGCTAATGACATCTGATTGTTAGAAGAGCCGCCAGCAGATTGTGATTGATACCATTGGAAAGTGTTTGGGTCATATTTCCACTCATATCCCGGGGCAGGAGCTCCTGTTGGAACTGTACCCCCCCTTGAACTAGGGTATGTGCCCGGGGTAGTAGGAGGATTAGTCGAACTTCCTAGAGTTAATTGACTAGCGGGTTTGGTAGTATCATAGAAAGGACTGCCGTCGACCTGACCACTGAGAGGTGTGTTGGTAAATGCCTCAGGAGGTAAGCCAGCTACAGCTAAAGCTTCCCAAGCGGAGTATCCTTCAGGGACGTACGAGATTGGTTCGTTAGCTACCTCTTCCCATTGACCTGTTTGTGAATTATACCGAAGAGCCATTAGAAGCCTCCTGTCTCGATCTTCTCTTGGTCAAGTTGATCTGAGATCTTTTTAATCATAAGTCTGGTGTATGGATTTCCTTTGCCTGAATAAATTTGCCTGAGACGTTGATGATCCTCTTTAGTCCAAGTCTCATATGGCCGGCCCATTAGTTTCTCTGGGTCGGTAAGAATTTTCATAGGTTCAACATAAGTACTTAGCCACTTAGCAATAGAGTCCATCTGGATAGCTAAGTAACGTTTGATAGCAATTTGATATGGCGATAACTTTTCCATTATGGCCTATTGCCCCCGCCACCACGACCGACATTAGGATTCACTGGAACCGGTCGTCTCTGAGCGCGCATTTGATTCTGCATCGCTGGGGCAGATCCCGGTACAGGAACCTGAGGACGTGCTCTAGGTGGCTGTTGTGTTGACATTGGCATAGCCCCGGGCTGCGGGGTTGGCCCCTGTGGAGGAACTTGCGGTGCTGTTGGATTAGCTACTTGAGAAGCTAGGCCCAAACGACTCAGGGCCGCGGTTAGTTCCCCGGCAGCCAGCTGGGCGGTTAACTTTTGTAACTCAGGATTGTCCAAGAGCTTCTGGAGTTCTGTTTCAATCTCCAGTTCCTTGGGATTCATACTAGACATCTGTTTTCGAGCCCAGTTTACAGTGGCGATTCGGCTCTCAACTAGACGTTCTAGATCGTCATGCTGACGGTACTCTTTCTCTTCTGACTCCGGCCCGAATTCTACGTAGCAAGTGAACGGGGGAGTGATCAGCCGGCGGTCAATCTTGACATCGAACTCGTCATATGGAGTCCGGGCCCAGACCCTAATATCTCCGGGCACAACATCCCGAATCAATCGGGCGCAGTTAGTTAAAATCTTGGCGGTTCCATTGCGGAAAGCCTCTTGACTATATCGATACCGAAGGGCAGCTTGTGCTATAATTTGGCTGCGGTCGGTTCCTGACCTAACACCCGCTTCACCAAGACCACGTACGGAGTTCGGGGCGGCATGAGAAGCGATAACTGAGGATGAGATATTGAGCTGTTGGAACAGTGCTTGGGGCGGCAACTGTGGTGTCTGTGCGACAAGTTTAGTTTCTTTGGGCATCGGAGTCCATGTGCCATAAGTTTGATCGAGGTCTCCAACTGTCATAGCTCCCGGGCCTTCAATTGTTCCCCAAGGCCACGCTTCTTTACTTAGAATGATGTCTGAGATACTGTAGTCACGAGACTCTGAGATCAGTACGTCCTGAATATACCGTAAAATTCCGACGTATCGTTTGGCCATGTCTCCGTCTGCAGAGAGGTTCCCTAGGCCGGTGTCTATTAAAACGTATGGAAGGAAACCGTAGTCATGTTCTACAACTCCACCTTTAAGAACAGGTTCTTCATCCATCAGTTCACACCGATAATTTGGAGTCCAGAAGCTAATCTGCTCTACCTTTTCGTTAGTTCCCCGATCCTTTGGATTGGTCCAATCTTTATAGCGACTCTTGATATCTAAGTAGTTTCGCTCGCGAATTTCAAATATGAACATGGGAACTTCGTTGTAGGGATCAATCATAATGTTCTGAGGGTTGACTGCCTGTATGACCACTGGTAGGGACTCCCCAGATTTTGCTCTCCATTCGTCAGCGCGTTCATTATAAGCTTCATCAGACTCCCGGGGCTTACGCTTTGGGGCATCTGGCCGACGGTCAAGATCCCATACAGTTTTGGCCACCGCCACACCGTAGAGCCAGTAATGTTTGGCCATGACGCGCCACGGGCTAATCGAGTTCTCCACGGCTGTGCGATGAATTAAACCTAAATAGAGCTTCCGCATCATCTCTTGCTGTTCTTCATCTTTGTCGTCAGTTCCTTTCTTATTGACAAAGACCCGGGCGTTGGCAATGTCTGTGTTGTCCACACAAGTGTCCACCATATCGCGACCGGTAGGAAGAACGACGCCCTGCTCGACAAATTCATCGGGCAGTTTTAGACGCTCTTTAAATTCCAGTTCATAAAAGATATCATCCTGCTTGAACTTCTCGTAGACTCCTGAGTATAG